CGTTGCTGTCTGAGCGTAGGTCATCGCTTGCGACAAAAGCACGAACTGGTTTATCTAATTTACCAACCATTGATACATTAGATGATGCAATGGCTTCTAGAAGCTCAAGCTGGCGGTTTGCAACCTGAATCGGATCTTTTACGATTCCACCTTCAGCAAACTTATAGTTTGATTTTCCGTAGCTGTTGATCTGGTCGAGAACTGACTTGTACTTCTGCGTAGCGCGCTTGTTTACAATGTACTCACCGCCTTCCATTTCGTAACCGCCCTGCCCTTGAACAGAAAATGGAACACCACCCTGCTCGTGAGACGGACCAGTAACAAGACCACCCTCGGCAAACTTAGTCGGAAAAAACTTACGCTGATTAATCGCACGAAGTTCTGCGCCATATGATGCAGTGGCAAGTCCAGTTGTGATTGCAGCTTTAATAGCAAGGGCAATTGGGTTCGCCTCCTTGTCTTTTACTATAAGGCTTGGAATGATTGAAGCAATAGATTGCAAGTAGTCAGCAAGTGCACTTTGACGATCTCTTTTTTGCTCTGCTTCAAAGATTTGTTTTTCTATTGCATTTTGCTGTGTAAGCTCTTTCTTTCTATTCTTTTCTACTTGAGCTCGATATTCTGCCTCAGTGATTAACTGAGAATCCAGCTTTGATCGAAGGATATCGTTTTCGATGTCAGCAGAATTCTTGACAGCATCAAGTTCGGCCTGAAGTCTATTTTTTGTATTCTCGAGAGCTACATCATTAAAGCTATTCAGTGCATCAATTGCCTCGTCAGAGGCTTGTCCAATTCCATCAACAAGTGTTTCTCGCCAAAAATTCTTCCAGTCAAATTTATTAGACTTAGCTGGGCGACTAGCAGCAGATTCAATCTTAGATAGTAATTCAATGATGATCTGATATGCAGCTTCACCTTCTGCTGTTGATCTATCTAAAGTATCTGCGATACCAAGAACTTCGGCACCGAGTCTTGTTGTTACGGACTCAAGTGCTGCAAAATACTCTTCCGTTTTACCAGCATTTTCTCCAAACTTTTCATCAAGAAGGTCAACTTCCTTCTTGTATGTATCCATAACAGACTTTACGTCATCAATAGCATCATTTGCTGTATCAGAAAGACTAACCTTTATTGAATCCTTTAGCTTTGCAAAGTCTTGACTTAAATCATTTATTAGGTCTGAGATATCTAAAGCAAGTTCTGGAAACTCTTTTCCGTATTTGCTTATGATCTTAGATCCATCTTCAGATAGTTTGGTAAACTTCCCGAACTGATCTTGTATCTTTTGATCAGTGCTTATATTTAAATCTGCTATGTCTTTATTTAGCTTTAATTCAATTGCAGCTCTCTCTTCGACAGTTTTTGCAGAATCTCCTTGAAGTTTAGCTCGGTCTTTTAAAATTTGAATTTCTAAATCTCTTTGCTGATCTATTAATTTTAGCTGATCTTCTATTTCTTTTTTCCTTCTTTTTAAATCGTCTATTTGAAACTTTGCGGCTTCTTCTCTTGACTTTTTAGCTCTTTTTGATTCTTCCTCATCCACAGAACCAAACTCGGAAAGGATAGATATAAGATTATCATATCCGCCAATCTGACCCTGAAGACGAATTATCTTTTCTTGGTCTCCGATTATTCCTTTTTGAATTTCATCGTTCAACTCTTTCTGGGCATCCTTGCGCTTTTTCGAAATATCCAAACTCAATTCGTCAGCCTTAATACCTGCCGCTTCTGTAGTTGGACCAAGATTTTTTATTCTTTCGATTTGATCACCATAAGACTTTATTGTCTTGTTCCTTTCTTCTTCTACTTTCTTAGACTTAAGTACAGCCTGACCTTGTTCTTGTACAATCTGAGTGAATCCCTTGAATGCAACATATTGGTCTCCAAGCTCATCTAGGTCTTTTGAACTGCTCCTAAATGCTTTTCCTACTTCAAATGTTGTATTCCCAAGCTTTCCTAGATCAGCTAAATAATCAGCGAGTGCTCCTTGACCATCTGTTGTTGCTATCTCAATAGCAGATATTGACTGAAAGTAAGTCAATCCTGCTTTTTGAAGCTGACCCAATAATTTTAAAAAATCTGACCCCTGTCCAGTTTGTTCAAATATTTTTTGAGAAGCTTTGAACAAATCTGCTGAATTAAAATAACTATCTCCAGCAGCTAGTGCTGAGTCAGCAAGCTCAGCTAGTGCCTTCCTAGCTACTTCAGAACCTTTTTGTGTTGAGAAAACACCTTGTAGTGACTTATATCCACGGCTCAACTCTTCAACTTTTGGAAAAATAAAGCCAATCGCCTCAGTAAATAGCTCGCTATTTATGATCGCGTTTCCGAATGATATCTGAAGGTCGTTAACCGCACTCTTTAAAATATCTATTGTTCCTGCAGTAGTCGAAATTCTAGCGGCTGATGCCTGAAGAGAGTCAGCAAATCTGTTTGCGGAATTTGAGTTTTCCTCCAGAGCTTCGATATTTCTTAGTAGGGTGATAAGTTGAGCAGCAGCCGTTTTACCAACAAGCTCATTTGCTTCAGCAACACTAATATTTTTGTCTGCAAGAGTTTGAAGCGTTACTGAAATATCTTCTCCCGGCTTTTTTAGGTCAATGAATATCTTGCGAAGTCCAGTACCAATTCTACTAGCCTTGAATCCGTTGTCAGCCAAAAGCTCAAGATAAGACGACGTCTCATTGAAGCTTAAGCCAATTTGGTTAGCGATAGGTCCAACATACTGAATCGCTGTTCCGAAAGACTCAAGAGACAGTGCTGAACTGTTTACTGCGCTTACAAGTGTTTGTGCAGTAGCGGCAGACTCAGAAGACGATATACCAAACTGATTATTTACTTTAAATATAGTCTCACCAACATCGGCAAGGCTTGAACCAGTTGCTTGTGCTGCGAGGGCGATTGGAGACAATAAGCTTGGGATTTCATCGGCAGTTGCACCAAGCTTACCTAGAGTTATAGCCAATTCTGAGATCTCACCAGATGTAAAACGAGTCTCCTTTGCAGAACTTCTAATTGCTTCTGACAATGAGTTTAGCTGATTCGTTGTAGCTCCAGTTACGGCAGATAGTGTTCCAAGGCTATCCTCATACGCAATTGCAGCTTTCGCTGACCCAATAAGTGCATTCTCAATTGTTGTGGTTACTGCACTAAGCGCCCTATACGCCAAGAAGTATTTTGTTACAGAGCCAACAGCTTTTGTGAAAGATCCAGCAATATTTGCGAGCGATCCATTAATCTTATTATTTGAAACCTCGGCTTTCTCTTGAGCAATCCTTGCTGAGTTAACAGCACCAGTTAGTTTCTGGTATGCTGTTGTTGCCGAACCAAGAGACGAAAGAACCTGCTTGCGCTGATCCTGTGTTACAGATTCTTGCTTACTGTAACGACGAGCAGCATTTGTTGCAGTAATTAACTTTTTACTGAGTGACTCAATTGATTTGCCAAGAAGATTATTAATCTCAGCATAAGACTTTCCTTCAGACTCGAGCTTCTTGTATTCAGCCAAAAGCTTGTTAATCTGAATGGATACATCAGCAATGCCCTTAGTTATTTGCTCAAATGTTCTTTCTTTAGCCATCAGAATAATAGTGTTAGTTTTTGTCCAAGGTTAGTGGCGAATTCATTTTCCCAAAAAGCGTAAAACTCTTTTTCGGCTTTATTTATTGCTCGTATTACTTTAACTCGTGCTATAGTAATATACGGAGATCTTGTGTCAAGTGTTTGATCTTGGTTTATTTTTCTAGCAATAACAAACGCAAGTGCTCTGCGGTATACCAATTTGCTTAAAGAATACTCTTTTGACTCTTTTGATGTACCCCTAGTTCTTGTTAATGTGTATGTTTTTGGACCTCTCCAAGTACCATTTGTGATCTTTCTATCAATCCACTTTTCTATGGCTCCAGTTGAAACCTTCATATTTGGAGAAGCTTTCTCCCTACCTAGAACAGTATCAACCCTCTTGTAGTACGGAACTCCAATTTTATCGAAGTCGTATGTAATTGATACGTCGTATATGATATCAAACTCTTTATCGATCTTAAAGGATATCGAGAACATCTGCTCATCCTTTTTTCTCAAAATTGAGTCAATTAGATTGCCTGTCGAGATTTGCTTGTTCCGTTTAAGAACCTCGACTGCTGACTCTCTTACACCTTCCTGTTTTAAGTTACGAGCCAGTATAGATCTTAGTTGTCCTGCCTGTTGACGAGCGCTCATTCTACGTTAAGAGAGCTTTCCCCGCAAGAAATGTTCTTGTCAAAGAGAACGGTGAAACTGCATACTGCCGCCGTAGAAGTGTACTCTGTTTCTGGCGCTTGGGCCACAACTACCTCTTCAAACTGAACATCGTTGTCAATACCGAGGATGAAGTCCTGAACTTGACCAATCACAAAAAGATTTTCTTGGATTGAGATAATAAGTGAATCCTGATCGTCGGCGAGGCACTTGTCAACCACAAACAGGCTGAACGTTACAGCCATCATATTATTCTGATGGGCAATGTCCGTCGAGTCAACTGATATCATCATCGACCGATGATCGAGATTCATAGTTGATATTTCGTCGATAGAGCCAACAACCTTGAAAAAGTCTACCATCCTATGACTTTCCGCAAAAACACGAAGCTCTTTGTAAAAGTCAAATAGGGTAGTCATACACTTTTTTTAATTTACAAATTAACGCCTGCGAGCCTCCTCAGCCCTACGTTCGTTTTCTATGCGCTGACTGAGCTGTGTGCGGTACGCTAACTCGACAAGAACGTCAGACATCTTCATACTGTACACAAAGTCGAACTTCTGCAAATCCTCGTTTGCTAGCGCACGAACGATAGAGTACCAGAACCAACGTTCGTTAAAGGTGTCTGGTGCCTCCGGCTCGTCATCCTCCTCTTCGTCTTCTGAAGGCTCGATCTTGCTATAGATTACACCATCGAACTTGGTGAACATAACATACTCTCTGTTGTGCATCAAAGACTTTATAACCATCTGTATTGCAGATGCGTCCTCCTCATAGATTGAAGACAGGTGATTTTCTTCTCGCTCTTGGTCCGTATTATCGAACTCAGCCTCGTCTTTTGGCCTTATGCAGATGCTCGCAACCTTCGATTCGTCAAAGTCTGCCTTGATTGCATACTCAAGTAAAATAAACTGCGTTAGAGACATCTTTAGGATGTCAGTGAACACATTGTATCTCTGGTATAGAGAAGATGCGTCTACGGCCCTTAAAGTTGGGTCTATGAGTGCGTCAACGCCTCGCATAACATCTATCCTTTCGTCTGCACCGATTTCTTTGGTAAAATCATCTATACGATCGTTCTTGATCGCATCAACCAGTTTAAGCTTTAATCCGAACTTCATAAGAACATTGTTACTCCGCCTTCTTGCTCCTTGAACGCACACCAGCACGCAATAGCCAAAGACATTACCATATCGTCGTGCTTTCCTGCCGTATTCGAGAACTGCATATTCCCTGTGATCGGATTTCGCTTGCTCTTGAAGTCGTAAAGTTCCTTTACCAGATCGTTGTTATCCGGAATGGTGATCTTCTTGTCCTCAAAAAGCTTGATTAGGTTCCTAATGATGTCTGGCTTTGTCTGTCCTGTCGTGTGGAACGGCAGCATCTTGTACATCCTGTCGTCGTCCGTGATGTCGTCAAACAGCAGGTCGTTGTTGTTGATCTCGAAGTAGCAGGCCATCAGCTCACGGTCGTGCTTCAGGTAAAACGCCTTGATGCGATCCTTGAACGAATCAGCATCCATACCAAGCTCCCTATACTGGAAGCGGTCAATATCGATAACATTGTAATCTTGATCTACGGCAGTTAAC